TTTTAGATTGGTGACATCCGCAGTTATAACTACATCATTACCATACAGTTGTTTTAGTACCATCTTACTAAATCTTGCTAAATACCTCTGGTATGGGGTGGTTGTTGCGATGAACTCATTTAAGATTTTTTTATTACTCATAATAGGACCCTCGTTGTAAATAGTAATGAAAGATAAAAGCCAGATAGCAATCACTTTCTGGCTTTTTCTAATTGTTCTTTTTCGTCTTCAAATTGTTTTTGTAGTCTTTGCAAGAACCATTGTCTGAGACCTACAGGTAAATTATACGCCTCAGTAAATGACCAGCCTCCGTGATATTTTAACAAGAAGAACTGTTCATAAACAGCCTGCATGTACTTATCGTTCAGGCCAAAAAAAGTCCGCGCCAAACGGAACCTCCAATTCTTGCTCGTGTCCGCAAGATCCACAGGTAAATTCTTGTTTTATTTCTAGATTGGGGCTTATAGCCTTGTAGGCTTTTCTGAGATAGCGAGAGTCTCTGGTTGGCATATTGTCAACGTATCTATTGATTAAAGATTTATCTGTGTGTCCTTCAATGCCTATAACCATAAGCTTATATTGGTCAGTCATTGCAGACTCTTCAACTCTATTCTTTTTCTTCGTGTTTGACAGCTTGCTAAGAAAAAACTCATCTTTTCCTGTTAATAGTTTTAGTTCAACGGCGTGTTTACTCAGAGGCAACGTTACTTTAAAAGTTCCATTTTCGGTTTTAGTAATTCCAAGTGCCTCATCAATGACAGGCTCAGTAATTTTTTTATTCTGTAGATCAAACGACATGTCGTTTTTTTCTCCACACGCTGGACAAGAAACCTTTGTGTCATAGTTACTACCGTAACCAGATTCCCTAGCAGCAACAATAATTGCATTCCTATCTCCAACCACCAAATCTTGTACGTTAATCGTTCTATCCACTAGAATATTTTGAAGAAATCGATCAACTGCTAGTCCTTTTTTAAGAAGGCTTTGGCTCGTTAAAATATCCTCATCCTTAGCAGTCATGTAGCGTATCTCAATGACTTCTTTATTGTGTAGTGGGTGACCTTCCTTATAGGCTAACCCTTTCGACGGTAATTCTACAAACTCTGTTGGTGTCACAAATTGCAAAATATCTGCTTTTGGAGCGTCTATATTTTTATCGCTGGCTCCCATGCGATCAAGATTGTTTCTACTCATTTATACCTCTTAAACAAAACCAACGACCTCACCCGGCTCAAAACTTTCAAAGTCTACTCTATCCATCTCTATGGTCATTGATATAGTAACTAGTTCGTCACTAGAGTAATCCAAACTTCCAAAATTAATTTCTGAAACAAAAGGATTGACCAGCGTCCATTGTTCTATGATTGCACCATCGGCATTAATTTGCTGTATCTGGAAGTTAGCGTCGCTAGTTAAATTATCTCTAATTAAGACTTTTGACATCCCATCAACATAAGGAACCTCTGGTCTGGGAACATATCCGCCGTTTATAAGATAATCATAAAGCTTCTTTGCTTTACTTTCAATATCAACTATCTCAATGTTAATTGATCCCCAAGTGAGTATACCGGGATACTTAAACTTATGATTACCTAATTGAGTTTCAAGTACGGACACGGTAGCAGTTGGCTTGGCAATAGTTTTTGTCCACCACCAAATCCCGCCTTCAACACCTGTCTGTATTAAAAACCTGTGTTGTCGAACGGGTTCGGCATTAGAATTTGTCCAAAAGGCCATGGTTCACTAGTTGTTGGTAAACGTTGGATTAATTTGAGATTCAACGAAATAATCTTCTTTCGGGTTAGCATCATCGCCAATTATATCACAAGTAGCCCAATCAAACTTAATAGTCATATCAATTGTTCTAAGCTCATCGTTAGAATAATCCATGTCACCAAACTTAATATCAGTTGGGAAAGCATTGTGCAATGTCCACTTCTCTAGAGTTCTTCCGTCTTCATCGAGGATTTGTATAATAAAATCACCGATAGCGGACTTAGTTCTTTTACGATCAAAGGTAAGAGGTGATCCGGGAACTGTTGGGTCTGGTGCAGAAGCGGGGTCAAGATTCTGTCTGTTCTTTACTACATATCCGAAGTCATTAACCATTTGGTTTGTCAAGCTGACAGCATCAGGAGATACTGGATCAACTAGCTGCATAGAGACTTCTTTCCACTGTACACGTCCGGGAAAGTAATATTCATTATCTAAAAATGAATGAGTTACACTTGTAACACTGAACGATGGTGTTGAAACTGTCTTAGCCCACCAGATAACTGATTGTCCGGTCATGCCGTTTCCTTTACCAAGTTCGGTGATTTCAACCAAAAACCTGTGGTTTCTTTTTGGGGTTGCATTTGCCTGTGTCCAGAATCCTGCCATAACTATGTTCTCCTATGTTTCCTAATAACTAGTCTTACAATTCAATTCCGCTGCGGGTGACAACAAAATCAACAACGATAAATTCAATTGCGCGCGCTGGCTTAATCAAAACTTTCGCATAAAGTATGTTTCTGTCAATCAAGTCAGCAGTTGTGGTGGTCTCATCAAGTATCAATTTATACTCAGTAATTCCAAGTCTACTCTGCACATCTGATAATATTTTATCTGCTTGTGCTTTAAATCTGTTCCAAGTAGCATTAACATTCTGATCAAACAGGATGGTCTCCGCAACTTTACCTATTCTTCTCTTAAGGAAAAGAAGAAGTCTTCTTACATTTATTCTATCTAGTGCAGATGGTAACTGTTGAAGGGTCTTCTGTCCGAAGATAACAATGTCACCAGAAGCAGGAAATCTTGCAATTGGATTTATATTCTGCTCATATAGATCATCTCTTTCTGCTTTAGTAAGATGTTCGGTGGTACCGACAACCCTAGGACCTTGTGATCCACCAAGTTCGTTGATTCCGCCTCGGTTAAACCCAGCAGGAGCAAACCATGGTTCAGAAAGTCCCTGTGATTTAGCAATAGCACCAACAGCAGCAACTGATGGAGGAACCACTACCACATCACCGTTTCCATTAGCAGAATCTCTAAGCTTGACTGATGGATAATAAGAAGCAGCAAACGAACTATTGAGTAATCTACTCTTAGCAGTTGCAACAACTGTGTCTACTGATCCGTTCTGGACCGAGCCATTGTTTTCAAATGTGTGTTCAAAAGTTCCCTCTAGATCTACAATTGCTAGAGCATCACCACGAACCTCACAAACTTCAATCAATCGATTTGAAACTCCTTCATGAGTCATTCCGGGCATGGTTAAAAGGTCGTATTCCAATACTTCTGGATCGGCTACGGCGTCAAGTGCTTTTTCAAGTGTGTGACGCACATAAGATGCACGTTCGGTAGACCCAACGTGAACAGCGGCAAATGGAGCAGTTTTCTTAATATCGATTCCATCAAATCCACCAACCAGAGGAGCAGCATATTGCTTGGCACCAGCATCAAATAGAGTGCTAAGTGTTCCTTCGTAAGTCGCAGATCCACTTGAATAATAGTAAAGTCCCTCAGATTCTACAAGATCCTCCATAGTGAACACAAATGCTCTTTCTTGCGCAGATGCTATGCTAATTCCATCATCATTTTCTGGAAGAGCGGGATTGTATCTTGTGATATCTTTATAACTCGCATCTCTAAATTTATCATTTCCTTTAGTGTGTCTTACACCGAAGACAGAATTAACACGATAGTTTGTTCCACCATTACTGTTTAAAGATGTAAGCTTCAAGGTCGGGAACTCAAATGAAGCAGAGTACTCTAGTGGAATACCACCAAGGAAAGTGCTACTTGATGCCTTAGAGGCAGCAATTCCAGCGTTACCTTTAAGATAGTAAACAGCGCTTTGATCATCCGCATCAGTACCAGAAGTTACAGAGCCAATACTCTGTCTTGTAAATTGATCTGATTCGCTCAAAGAAATTGTAAAGAAGGATCCTGCGTTGTCTGCGCTAAATGTTACAACAGCACCAGATGCAGAAGCATTGTATTCAGGTATTGTGTTTAACAATGCTGCAACCGCCGTAGCCGTTAGCTCGTCGGTATTTGTTGTTCCGACTTTAATAGTGGCCGCTTGGCTGGTGAATGTAGTCGCAGCAGCACCTGCTCCACTGCTAAAGTTAATGGTGAAAGCACCAAGGTCTGGGTGTGTAAACACAAGGGTGTCACCATTACCCATCCCATCAGAGTATGTAATCTGAACTGTTGAGTTAACACCGGTGTTAACAGTGTCACCTTGAACTTGTGGCCCAGCAGAACCATAAAGAACTGAGAAACCTTTGTGCCTAAGTGGTCCATAAAAACCAACAGGCAAAGCATGCTTATCGGTAAGAATCTGATTAGTTACAGCAGAATCAACCTCAACATAAACATAGTCTGAAACATTTGCATAGTCTCCTCTTACGTTGTACTTCTTGTTCGTATTATC